CTCCATCGGGCGCTTCTGAACGATTTTGGTTTCTCCCGCTTGCCGCTTGCTAGCAAGGCGCTAGCACCGCTTCTTTGGATATTGGCCAGTGAGTATCCAGGTGGCGTAATCAATGCGTCGGATGAGGAAATCGCATTCCGCATTCATGTCACCGTTGAGGATATTGCGGCAGGACTGCCGGCGCTCGTTGAGGCTGGGTTTTTCATTATCAAGGACGAGAGGGCCGAAAGCCCCGAGAAAAATGACGCTGATCGGCAACATGCTAGCAACATGCTAGCAGACTCGGAGCATGACGCTAGCGAAGTGGTGCAGATTGCTACCCTAGAGAAGAGAAGAGAGAGAGAAAGAGAAGAGGGAGAGAAGAAAGAAACGCGCGCGAGCGCGCTGCCCGCTGATTGGCCTCCCGATTTTCGAGAGCAGTTCTGGAACCGATATCCGAACAAGGTTGGAAAACCGAAAGCGCTTGCCAAGCTCGAACGCATTGCGAAGCGAGCGGTGCAAATCCCATGGATTGAAATCATGGACGGCCTTGAGCGCTACATTCGCAGCAAGCCGCCTGACCGGCCTTGGCTGAACCCCGAAACTTTCATCAACCAGGAACGCTGGGCTGATCAGCCGGCAGATACGAGCAACGGACATGCAGCAACTCAAAATCGACCCGGTAGCCTTATCGCAGCCATCGACCGACAGCTTGCAAGACTTGAAGCGGAAGAAGGAACGCCAAGCGCTGATTTTGCGCTGCCAGCGAACGATATTCGCCGCATACCGCACGGATCAATATCCCGATCCTGACGGCTACATGGTTTCGTTAGGAGCAGTGCTGGAGCAATATCCAGACGACGTTGTGATGTACGTTTCCGACCCAAGAACTGGCATTCAGCGTGATAGCAAGTGGCCCCCAACGATCAATGAGATCGTATCCGCGCTCGATAATCGAGTAGCTGAATTGCGGCGCAAGGAACGGTTTGAGAATTGGGGCAAGAACGAACCGGCATTGATTGAGCCTCCGAGAGAGGAGCGGTTGTCACTTGATGAACTGAAAGCCAAGTACGGGGAGAATTGGGGGCTGACTTCGCTTAATCAAAAAACGACAGTCGCAACTTCTAAGCAGGCGCCTTCATGGGATGAAATCGCAAACCTATATCAATCCGATCCGTCGCGCCTCAAGCGGCTGATTGGTGAAGAATAACCACCACACACCACGGGGCACTGATGACGATGGCGACACAGGGCACATGACCGGTCTGATCTGGCAACGAGAGTTCATCCGATACAAACGAGGGGCAATAGCAATCATGGTTGGACGGCCTAGGAAGATCGGGAAGCGGCAGCCGAACGGACAATTGGCGCGAACCTATGTCAGCCCCAAGGCGCAGGTGGCAGCGCAGCCTCACCGCATCGTGGTGCCTGTCAGATTCAGGGAATGGCCCGAAGCGGAATCAGAAATTGGGAGGCTGATGTTGAATGGGAAACTCACGCCCGCACAGCATGAAGCTGGAAGGCGCTATGCTGAGCTTGCGGCGCGCAATAGGGCGGCTTGGAATCTTCCGCCGATACATCCGACTGGAATGGACCTTCTGCGCTCAGGAGGTCGTGGAGGCGATCTGCCGCCGCACGTGGTGAAAGCCATCCGGAGCGAATACGATGAAGCGTTTTGCGCCTGCGCTCCGCACAAGGTTCAGCGCGCGATCGCACATCACGTCGTGTACGAGCGGAAGATTGACGACTTCGCCACATTAGGCCTAATCCGCGACGGGCTGGACAAGCTTATCCACCATTTCGGAATTGACCCGCGACTGCCGCTTGACAGGAAACGGCAAATCACCGAATCTCGCATTTAATGCATGAGACGAATTGCGCCCGCGCCGGGAAACTGGTCGCGGGTTTTGCTTTTGGAGCATCGTTTATGGGCGAAGTGGTTAAATTTAAACCCCGCCACGAGATCGAATGCGAGAGGGCTGAGCCTGTCGGTCAGTCTGCGAACCGAAACTTCTGGATTGGTCCTGAGCAGACCAACACCAAGCCGTTCAAAGACACCGCGCCGTCAGAGTTCTGTGCGCCAGATGGGGATTGTGCGTAGTGCCTGCTGGTCGTCCTTCCGGTTTCACGCAGGAATTGGCAGAAACGATCTGTGAACGGTTAGCTCTTGGGGAGAGCCTGCGCTCTATTTGCCGCGACGAGAAAATGCCATCGCAGTCCATGGTTTTCAGGTGGTTGGCTTCTAACGAGCAATTCCGGGTGCAATACGCGCACGCGCGCGAAGCACAGGCCGATTCTTGGGCCGATGATATCATTGAGATTTCAGACGACGGCCAGAACGACACCTATACGGATGGAGATGGTAACGAGCGCACCAATCAAGACGTTATTGCTCGATCTCGCCTGCGTGTTGATACTCGCAAGTGGCTTATGGCTCGCATGGCGCCGAAGAAATACGGCGACAAGATCACTCAAGAGGTGACTGGTGCAGACGGCGCTCCGCTCGTCCCGATCATCAACCTCACTGGACGCCCTGAACCTTCATCTTCATCCTAGGCAATGGACGGCGTTCGAGACGCTGGCCACGGAGGTTCTTTACGGCGGCGCGGCTGGGGGCGGCAAATCGCACTTGATGCGTATTGCAGCCATTGTCTGGTGCACGGCGATACCGGGATTACAGGTCTATCTATTCCGGCGCATCCGGGATGACCTGAACAAGAACCACATGGAAGGCCCCAAGGGCTTTCGCGCCATGTTGGCAGGCTGGGTCAATCAGGGCTGGTGCACAATCGTTGAGGATGAAATTCGGTTCTGGAACGGATCGAAGATTTATCTTTGCCACTGCAAAGACGAGAAGGACATCTACAAATATCAGGGCGCTGAAATCCACGTCCTGTTGATCGATGAGCTCACGCATTTCACCGAGAGTATGTATCGATTCCTCCGCAACCGCGTTCGCATGGTTGGCGTGGTGATACCAGCTCAGTATATCGGCCAATTCCCGCGCATATTGTGCGGTGCGAATCCGGGTAACATCGGTCATTTGTGGGTCAAGACGACGTTCGTATCGTCAGGCGTATCGATGGAATTGCGAGCGATGCCGCCTGAGGATGGTGGCATGCTTCGTCAGTACATTCCGGCGCGGCTCGACGACAATCCGAGCATGACAGAGGACGATCCTGGTTATGAGATGCGCCTTGAGGGCCTTGGTTCCGCATCGCTGGTCAGGGCCATGCGCTGGGGTGATTGGGACGTTATCGAGGGAGCATTCTTCGACTGCTGGGATACACATCGTCATGTCGTCACGCCGTTCGAAGTGCCGAAAGACTGGTTGCGGTTCAGATCGGGCGATTGGGGATCGGCCAAGCCGTTCAGTTTCGGTTGGTGGGCTGTTGTCGGTGATAAGTTCAAGCTTCCGTCTGGCGATTGGCTGCCACGCGGCTGCATTGTTCGTTATCGCGAATGGTACGGCTGTCAGGCCGGCAAGCCGAATACAGGGCTGAAACTGACCGCTGAGAAGGTTGGCGAGGGATTGTGGGCCAAAGAGGTCAATGATCCGAAACTGTCCTATGGCGTGCTGGATCCAGCGGCATTCAGCGAGGATGGCGGCCCATCGATCCATGAGCGGATCAGGATTGGATCGGGCAACAAAATCTACTTTCGGCCGGCAGACAATAAGCGCGTTCCGGGCCGGGGGGCACTCGGCGGCTGGGATCAGATGCGAGCCAGGCTGATAGGCGATGGCGACGGACTGCCGATGATCGTTTGTTTCTCGACTTGCACTGACAGCATTCGCACCATCCCAGCGTTGCAGCATGACGACAACCGGCCGGAAGATTTGGACAGCGACATGGAAGATCATGCTGCAGACGATTGGCGGTATGGATGCATGTCGCGGCCGTGGATTGCTCAGGACGCGCGCACAAACAAGCCGCCACGCGATGCGTGGGCGAGTGACGATCAGGAATCATCCTCATGGAAAGTGGCCTAAGTGGCTGAGATTGAGCAGAGCGGTAAGATTACCGTTGCCGATCTAGTGCGGATGTTTGAGGAATCCGAAGGCGCGAGCATGAATGCGCGCGAGGAATCGGAACGTGACCGCGATTATGTCGATCACAAGCAATATACCGCAGACGAACTGAAGGAATATGAAAAACGCGGGCAGCCGCCGACCGTGGATAATCGGATCAAGACCAAGATTGATTATCTCGTCGGACTGGAAAAGCAGCAGCGTATTCAACCAAAGGCCATGCCGCGTACTCCGCAGCATGAGGACGACGCGGATGGCGCGAGCCAAGCCATAAAGTATGTGACTGACGAAGAGGATTACGCCGAAAAGCGGTCTGGTGTTTGGCGGAATATGTTGGTGGAAGGGTCGGGCGGGATTGCGGTTGCGGTTGAGCCATCCAAATACTCAAGGCCATTGAAACAGCAGCAAATGATGGCCAGCACGGCGATGACACCGCCGCAGGAAATGGACATCAAGGTTCGTCGAGTCGCATGGGACAGAATGTTTGTTGATCCACATTCTTCAGAGACGGACTATTCCGATGCCGGTTACCTTGGCATGGTTGTTTGGATGGACGAGGACGACGCCCTTGACCAATACAAGGACAATCCCGACGCGCCGGATATCATTGCTGACACCATGGATTCCGTGTCAGCAAGCCAGACATACGATGATAAGCCGATTTACTCAGTTTGGGCAGATCGTAAGCGGAAGCGAGTTCGTATCGTAAGCATCTGGATTAAGCGTGCGGGTGAGTGGCATTTTGCCGAATACACCAAGGGGGGCATCCTCAAGGCCGGCCGGTCGCCCTACAAGACAGACAATGGCGAGAGCGACTGCGAACTGATCTACCAGTCGGCCTATGTTGATAGGGATAATAATCGCTACGGTTTGGTGCGAGAGATGATCTCGCTGCAGGATGAGGTGAACAAGCGCCGGTCGAAGTCATTGCATCTGCTGAGCGTTTCACAAGTGACGATGGAAGATGGCGCGGTAAAGGATATCGAAACGTTCCGAAGGGAATCCGCTCGCCCGGACGGCGTTAAAGTCATTAACCCTGGTTACTTCGATAAGGTCCGCGATGACTACCGCGCCGACCTTGCCACGGCTCATTTTCAGCTTTTACAGGAAGCCAAGAATTCGATCGATCTCAAGGGGCCGAATGCTACCGAGATGGGTGACAAGACTAGTGCATCCAACGCGGCATCTGGCAAGGCCATCATTGCGAGCCAGCAGGGCGGCATGATCCAGATTGGCGATTTGATGGATAACCTTCGTCATCTCGACAAGCGTGTGTTTCGGGCAATCTGGTATCGTATTCGTCAGTACTGGACGGCCGAGAAGTGGATCCGTGTAACGGATGATGAGCGCAACATTAAATGGGTTGGGCTGAACGTCGATCCAATGCAAATCCAGATGCTAAGCCAGCAAAACCCACAGGCTGCTCAGCGTATTGCTGGTGCGGTTGGTAATGTTGCTGAGCTTGATTGCGATATCATCATTGATGAAGCGCCGGACAGCTTGACGCCTCAACTTGAGCAGTTCCAATCGCTCGTCGAACTCAAGAAGTACGACGCTCAGAATGAGTTACCGTTCAAGTCCATTGTTGCGGCAATGCCTAACTTGAAGAACAAGAGCCAGATTCTAGAGCAGATGTCTCAGCCTAACCCGCTTGCGCAGCAAGCTCAGCAACTAAAGCTTAAGGGGGCGATGGCTGAGGTAGATAAGACACAATCAGAGACTGCGCTCAACATGGCTCGTGCGCAGGACTTGGGCCAACCGGAGCAGGCTCAACCCGGAAAGTTCGAATTGCCGCCTGAGTTGCAGGTAGCCAAAGCTGTAACCGATATTGATGCTCAGCAGGCCGCTGCGCAGCATAAGCGGGCCTTGACTGCGTTGGCGCCAGCACAGGCTGCGCATGACGCAAACATGGATCGTCTGAATTTCGCTCATGGTGTGCATGAAGCTGCCGCGAACCGAGAAAGTCGGCAGTCGCAATCTGCCGCCTAAGAAATCCCTGCCGCCGAGGGTAACGGGCGTTCGAGACCAATCTCGTTAAAAATGGGATGCCGCCGATCTTCGGGCGTATGTGACCTTTCACAATAACAGGACAACCACTGTGACAGACGAAACGCTGGACAATATTTTGTCTGGGCAGAGCGAAGCTTTGCCTGAGACGAACGAGACGGAAGTATCGCAGGTTTCTGAAGGCGAAAGTCAGCAGGAGCCCGGCATCGAGGCTGAAGGCGAGGAAGGCGAGACGCAGGGCCAACGTATGGTCCCGCAGCAAGCCCTTCATGCCGAAAAGCAGAAGGTCAAGCGATACACCGAAGAGGTGGCCGATTTTCGTAAGCAGCTATCGGAATCGAACGCTGCTTGGGAACGTCGGATGGCTCAACTTGTGGAGGCAATCAAGCCGAAGCAGGAGCAACAGCAGGCTGATCCCGTTTCTGCGTTCTTCGAAAACCCGGAAGTTGCGGCACGTAATGCCAATGCTCCGCAATTCGAGCAGATCAGCCAGACATTGTTGGCTAATGCCCAACTCATCGCCGGAATTAAATACGGCGACGACAAGGTGGCAGAGGCAGAGCAGGCGTTCATTAACGCCATGAATAGCCGCCAACTCGATCCAGCGGATTATCAGAAGGTCGTCAGCAGTCCTAACCGATATGCGGCGGCGGTACAGTGGCACAGGGCCCAGCAGGCGAAAGCGGAGAGTGGTGACGATCCGGTCGCTTATCGCGCGAAAGTCGAGGCCGAAATTCTCGCAAAACACGGACTGACTATGGAAGGCGCGGCGGCTGCAGAGCAGCAGGCTCAGCCCAATACGGTCATGCCGTCAAACCTTGCCGGCGCACGAAACGTCGGCTCTCGCAATGGCCCGGCATGGTCCGGCCCGCCATCACTCAATGAGATTTTCGACACTAAGCGTCCTTGAGGGACTTGGTGTCACATCGTGAAAGGATAACGTGTCATGGCTGACACCGCACTTGCGACTGGCTTGCGCGTCCAACAGTGGGATAGCAAGTTCTTCCTCGAATATCTGACCGAAAATCGTTACGCCGGCGAAATGGGGACGAATGAAAATTCGATCATCCAGCTTCGTGAGGACGTTTCGAAGAAGCCGGGTGACTCAATCACCTTCGCTCTCGTCAACAAGCTGACCAACCAGGCCGTCACGGGCTCAAATGTGTTGGAAGGTAACGAAGAGGATATGACGACCCGTTCGTTCCGCCTCTACGTGGACAAGCGGCGCAACGCGATCCGCATTCCTGAGATGGAGCAGGTTAAGTCCCCGATTGATCTTCGGAACGCCGCGCGCTCGATCCTCAAGGAATGGGCGCTTAAGGATACAGAAGGTCTGATCTCGAATGGTCTGATGGGAATCAACGGCGTCAACTTCCTCGTCGCCAATGCTACCCAGAAGAACACTTGGCTGGGGTACAACTCTGACCGCGTTCTGTTCGGCGCGGTGAAGAGTAACAACACTGGCACGTTCTCGACCTCACTGGCCAATATCGACACGACGGCTGATAAGCTTGGCGCTGCGGGATTGAGCCAGATGAAGCGAATCGCGATTGCGGCCAATCCTCGCGTTCGTCCAGTTCGTGTTGAAGGCGGTGGCGCCAAGCGTTGGTATACGGTGCATGTCAATTCGGCATCCTTCCGTGACCTTAAGGGCGATGCGACGATTACTCAGGCTCAGCGTGAGGTCCGCCTTGAAGCCCAGAACAGCAAGCTGTTCGAGGGTGGAGATATCGTCTGGGATGGTATGATCGTGAAGGAAACTCCTGATCTCGATCAGTTCATCACGGTCAACACCAACTCGGTTGCCTGTGGTCCGGTCATTCTGTGTGGTGCACAGGCGATCGGCGCGGCTTATGCCAAGCGTTGGACCTCGCAGACCAAAACGTTCGACTACGGCGACAAGTTCGGCGTGGCGACGGAAGCGATCTACGGCGTCAAGAAGCTGGAGTTCGGCACCGGTCAGGGCGACACGGACAGCCCGAAGGACAACGGCGTTGTCACAGGCTGGTTCGCGGCTGCCCCTGACGCCTAAGCGAAACTAGGGAGGCTATCAGCCTCCCTTTCCCCCTTTTCCAATTGAATAGGAGGCCAGTATGGCCACTCTCACCGCTGCGCGTGCAGCTTCTACTTTCCCTGTTTCCAAACCCGCTGTTGGTGGCGTCATGTGCGCTGCTTATGGCGTCATTGAGTTGGCGGCTAACCCGACCGCTGCCGATATTGCCCAGATGTGTCGTATTCCGGCCGGTGCGACTGTCGTCGGCGGTTGGCTGTACGGTGATGACATCGATACCGGCACCGAGGCATTGGATATCGATATCGGATGGGCCGCGAATGGTACCGATGTGGCCGACCCGGATGGTTTTGGTAATCTCGGCGTCCTTACCGGAGACGCCTCCGGTAGCGTTCCGGCTGTCGCCGGGATCATGGTTCCGTTGCAGGGCGTGCTCTTGACGGACGGCCCCAAAACCTTTGCGGCAGAAACGATCATTCAGCTTGTGTTCAATGCTCCCGCGAACGCGGGTGGCACCGGCACGCTGTCGCTGGTTGTTCATTACGTAATCTGATTGCTGCCGGCCATCCTACGGGGTGGCCGGTTTATTTTGAGGATGAGATATGGCCAAGGGCACGTCTGACATCATCGCTGATGCACTGGATCTGTTGGGGCGTGGCCCCGGCGTCGGTCAGGCCGTGCCCGCTGAGGATTATGCGACGGTCCAAGGTTTTATCAAGCCGCTCTACGACCAGCTCGCGGCTGATGAAATTGTCGAGGTTGCGGATAGAGAAGATATTCCGTCAGCCATTTATATTCCGCTGACTTGGTTGTTGGCGAATGCTTGCGCTCCGAAATTCGATATGCCGCAAGACGACGCGGGGCGGCAAGCGAAGGAGGTATTGATTATGCGTTTGGTCGCTTCGCGGCCTACCTATGAAGTGCTGAAAGCAAAATATTTCTAATGGCCCCGCTTCCGATCACGCTCCCCCGGTCAACCTTCCCAGGTAACAGACCGCAGGAGGGGCGTGGCATCCTGACGAATTGCTACGCGGAGCCTGACGGCGAGGATGGCGACGTTCGTTGGCGGCGCGCTCCGGGCCTGACACTGTTCGGCACATCGGATCAAACCGGATTTCGGGGTTTTCTGTTTGTCCCCGGTGCGCTGTATGTCGTCGCTGGTA